CGAAGTAGTTGGGATTCTAAAACTTGATCTTTAAGTGATTCAGATATTGCTCGACGTAATTTTGATTCTTTTATAAGTTCTTCTGCTTTTTCTTTTGAAACAGTTCGTGATTCTTGTTCAAGACGAATAGCTTCAGCAGCAAAACGTTTACTTTCAAGCTCTAAAATTCTAGATTTTGAATCTAAGTCTAAAATATCTTTTACAACCTTAGTTCTTTCTTTTTCATTCCCTAAAATTTGTTCTCCTAAACTATATGATCGGGATGTTAAATCATTTATTTGGTTAGTAATACTTCGTATGGTTCTTTTTTCTTGTACATTACCTTTAAGATTTTTTAGTTGATCTAAAAGAGAATTTCCTATATCACGTTGATCAGAAACTATTTGTCCGTCAATTCCTATTCTTCGAGCTAACATATCATTTAACTCTCGTTCTAGAGATAACCGTTTTTCAGTTGCTTCGTTAAATTGCCTTTGTCTATCTAATTCTTCTTGACTAGCCATATATTATTAAGGTATATGTTATAAATATGATTATTTATAGTTTGTTTTACCTTTATATTCTTTGGATACTTTCATAAACTCGGGGGTATTTACAGTACCATCAGAATTAACTAAGCTTTTAGCGTTAGATGACTGTTGTTTTTTAGTAGCTTCACTTTGCTGTTCATAGTACGTACGAATTTCATTAAACGTATATTTACGGAGCCATAACGGCATATTATAAACAGTATTCCAATCGTATCCACCTTGTCCGTGGAATACGATTTCATGAATCTGTTTAAATACTGTTAATCGAAATTCGGCCGCTGTATTAGAGGTCAGGCCAAAAAAAGTTAAGTCCAATTGGAATGTCGACTCGGTTGTCCCCATTTTCGGGAAAAAAAGTTAAATCTACATCTGGACTTAATTCTTTTATTCTTTCTCTTAATGCTCTTGAATCTTGAGCCAAGAGATAATTATCTACAAATTCTCGAATTTTAGGTTTTTCTGTTTCCCCGTTAACGGAAAGAATTTGATATTTTAATCTAGTGGTAATTGTAGAAGAATTGTTTTTATTTATCTTAGCTAATCCTTTTAATTCCTGCTCTATTTTTTTCTCATCACCATGAGTTAATAGTTTAAATGTAACCACATTGCCTGAACCTGGGAGTGTAAAAGCGAATTCATTGGATTTAGCTTTTTGTACCTCCTCGTGTAGTGGAGCATTTTCTATTTTAGATAAATCTACTATTTCTTCTTCTCCACGATATATAAATTTATAATCTTTACCATATCCTAAAATGCGGGCTGCAATCATGATTGCATTTTTATCCCCAATTAACAAATCATCGTAGCTAACTTTGGTAACAATTAGGGATTGGAGCAATTTGTCCAATACTGTTCCGTTTTGAATGTAGGATTGGTTGGTTAAGATATCCTCTTCTTTAGCTGTCATGTATTTCATTTCAATAGTACCACTAGCAAGTGGACTGTCAGAAGGATACAATAAGCCTTTGGAGGGTAATTCGATTGTTTCGGTAGGTAACTTAAATTCGGCCATATACTTGTTTTAAAATAACTTTTGTTCGATGATAAATATGAAGATAATAAAGAATTTTTACGAATCCAAACTATTTTTTTTAATATATAAAAAAACCTACCCCTGAATAGGGGTAGGTTAAAAAATTTATGTAAAAAATTGAATTAAAAGTTCAATACACAGTAATCTGGTTGAACAGTCATTGTAATGTTAATAGCTGTACTTTCTGTGTCCCAACTATATTCACCGAAATTAGCTTCAGTAATTAAAGCACCTTTGATAATCCACTCAGATACTACATCACCTACTGGGCCTAACACGTTGAATGTTAGATCTTTCTTGTAGAAATCAGAGTATCCATCTCTACCAGTTACAGATTCGTGGTGCAATCTAACCCACTCCATTACCGCTTGTGCTCCAGATGGAGTGATTGGATCAAATAGGGTAAATTGGATTGTGTTCCAAATAGTTTTACCTTTAACCATTCTACGAACATTAATATGGTTAAGAGCTACTGCTCCTTGAGTCAATGATACCGCTCCCATACCTTTTACGGTATAGGAGGGGATACCATCTATATACATTATAAATCTATTCGCCTGCTTTGGTTCAAAAGCTGTGAAGAATATTTCGTTTGGATCTAATACTGCCATTTTATATATGCTTTATTTTATTATAAATATCTAATTTTAACTCCTTATGCAGGGAAAACTGCACCAGTTGGCAACACGTTGAAATCCAACACAATGAATTCAGCAGTACGAGTTGGTTGTAAAAATATTTGACCTACTAGCTCGTTTCTATCTACTACATCTGCTGTGTTGTTGGTTTCATCCATTACTACTTTGAAAGCAAACAAACCTTGTCTTTGTTGTACAGATTCTAAGTATGGGTTTACTTGGCTTAAGAAATTGTTTCTAGTAGCAGCTGTATTTTGTTCAAATACTAATCCTTCTGCTACTTGACTTATAAAGCTCTTAAGGGCAATTAACAATCTTCTTACGTTTACTCTGTCAAGTGCAGAAGCACGTTTCTGAAGTGTTTTCTGGCCAAATACTGTTACTCCACTTCCAGGGAATGTAGCAATTGGGTTAACATTTGCTTCATATATCTCGTCTCTATTTCCAGCGGTTAATTTTCTTTCAGCTCTAATTACTTGACCTAATGCACCACGAGTAATACCTGCAGGTGCGAACCATGGATCACTTGAAGCATCTGTAAACGCATATACACCTGGGATCATTGTTGAAGCTGGTACCCAAACTGCCTCACCTGTGTTAGGATCAATGGTTTGTAACCAAGGCCAGTATGTAGCAGCATAACTGGAATCAAATCCAGATGCTTGGTTTATTACTGCGTTTACTTGTGAGTTATATCCTACTAAGTCTATAATTGCTATAGAATCACCTCTTCCAATTGTATTATTTACTAAGGCTGTAGTTTGAGTAGCGTGAGTTGAAGCTAATAGACCAGGAATAGATATTACATTATATTTGTATTCATCTACATTTGATAACAATGCAATTGCATCTGTGTAATCACCACCAACTAATCCTTGGCTATCAGTTCCATTAACATTGTTATAAAAATTAGCTGCTCTACCTACTGGGATGTTAGATCCAACAGCAGAGCCAAATGAGCCAGAACTTACAGCTGGTAGAGAACCAGTAAATGCAGATTTTGCAATGCCATTGTTATCAAAATATTTTGGAGTATTAAAGTTTACTTGTTTTACTCTTACATATTTGGAGATATTAGAATAAGAACCAGATTGTTGGATATAATAATCACCACTATCATTGGTTAAAGTAAAATCTACATCACCTATTACTTTAGAAATATAGTTAGAAGCGTATGGATCTAATGATAAGTTGTTGTAAGATTCAAGTACTACTTTTTGTACGTTGTTATCATCACCTCTTCTAATTAATAAACTAAATGTTCCAGAAGCAGTGTTTACAGTTGGGATTTCCCATCTAATATTATCACTTGAACCTGAAGCTAAAGCACCTGAAATTTCAGAGCTTGTGCTGTTCATGATAGTACCTTCGGAAATTGTTTCAAGTACAAAAGGGGATCCACCAGTAGTAGGACCACCTGATCCAGTTGGAATAGTAGAGCTAACTGCTGGAGTAAAGGAACCAGATACTACTCTAGTTACCAATAAAGAAGTACCACCATTTTGGAAGTAGTTGCTTGCGGCAATTGAGGTAAGGTAAGAATATACACTAGATCCACTTTGAACAGCTCCACCAAAAATAGCAGTATATTCGCTAAACGAACCTACTAATGTTGGTATTCTAACGGGTCCTTTTACTGCTGGACCAATTATAGCTGCTCCTCTTTCAAGTGGCTGACCTTGTATAAAAGATTGATCGTTCTCTCTTGCTAATACACCGGGAGATAATAGAGTTTCTGCCATTTTATTAAGTTATTTTATATTGTTTTGTTATAAATATGAGAAACCCTTTCAAAAAACTATCCTGCCTTAGTAAATTCTCCTGAGGTTATGTCTATTGTACCATCCCCATATTTTTGGGTAAGCTCTTGGGCTAGTTGATCTTGATCCTGTTGAATTTGGGAAAAACTAGCCAATAGAGATTTTTTATTTTCTTGCAGGAGAGATAATTGTATTTCTATTTGACCTAAAGATGCTACAATATCTGCTACTTTATTATTTAAATCTTGCAACTTAGATAGCTCCTCGGGAGCCAATTGAACTTTTTCCATATTATTCAGCAGAAATTAACTTGAAAAATACAGGATAAACTTCAGCAGATTCTACTAGTTCAAAATCCTCTAGTAAAAATTTACCGTGAGCAATTTCTTTGTTTTCGCTTAACAATTCGTTGAATTTTTCTTGAAAGTCAAGGAACTTTGGGTTAATTTCTTTAGAAACTACTTTGCCATCTTCATCTTTTACCTCATTGATAAATACAGGTAAAGAGATAGAACCGGTTTCGTCTTCTTCGCCTAATTCTTTAACCAGTTGGTCACGAACGGCTTCGATTTTCTTTTTTTCTTCAACCAAATCATCAGACAATTGCATTAGCCAGTATTTGGTTTTGAATTTAAGTACTTCCTTCATGAGGCCTTTAGCAATAGTTTCACCAGTTTGGGTATTTACTACTCCATTTACTTCGGCCTCTAATTGTAAAATTTGTCCTAATTGTAACGTTGTGTTTTGCATAAACGATTTAAAATTTAGTTTTATATGTTAATGTATGAAATGGAATTTGAGTTTCCAAATTGTATGGTTATAAATATGGGGGATTAGATTCCAAATCTAGATCTGTATGCTTGAAAATCTTGCTGAATCTCGTTAGCTGTTAGAGCTCTGTTGTATAACTTAACAACCGGTATTTCACCTGTAAATCTCTGGCTGCTGGTTGAACCGTACCAAGCACCAATTGCCATTTCAACAGCTGATAAAGCTGATGAACTACCAGTTTTTGATAAGGATGTTCCACTGCCATTTAGATATATAGTATGAGTACTACCGCTTCGTGTAACTGCAAAATAATTATATTTACTGGTATCGTATTGGAAAGCCTGTCCGTGTGGAGGATTGGGTTCAATTATACCAGCTCCTACATAACCCGCGCCAGATGTTGCAAAATAAGATGAAATAAAAAATCCGTCAGAATAAGACTTATCAACTATCCTCCCCCATGCTTCAGAGTTATTATTTTTAAAAACTACAACACAAGAAAAATCTGTTAACTGGTCAGTTATACCGGTATTAATTTCATCGTCTGTTCCATCAAATATAGGCTGTGCACTGCTATTAAAAGAAACAGTAGATAAATCTATGGTTCTAGCTCGTTTAACATCCATTAGAGATTGGGTGATAGAACGTGTTCCGTTTACAAATGGTGTTAGAATAGTTCCCAGTTCAGCTTGGGGCATTGTTACTTGCCAAGTAGATCTATCAGATCCACCTCCACCATAAGAGATTATATAAAAGTAAACATTGCCAGGACTAGTTACATTAACAGTATGGGATACCCTTTGCCATACTCCTACAAGACTTTTATTAAGAGCTACAGCTGTATCACCCCCTCCATAATTACTTATATATACTGTAGCTCCATTATTGCTTGCTGTACCTCCTAAATATTTAAACCAAGCAGAAAAAGTATAGTTTCCAGATGATCCTAAATTAAAATTTTGGTATATCCCGTTCCAAGAAACTCTATTAAGCATTTGGTACCCGGTTGTTCCAAATTCTGTTATAAATGTTCCGTCATTACCATTATCATAACTAGCCCAACCTCCACCAAACGTACTAGCATTAGGGATTGCATTGGTAGTAGGATCTCCAGGATATAATCTAGTAGCTACATTATTGGTAGAAGTACCAATTCCTGTATCATATCCATATACTAGTCCGGTAGTAATTATGTTAGGTCCGGTATACATTATAATCCAAATCTAGGTTTATATGCTTGAAAATTTTGTGAAACTTCTGAATCACTTAGTGCTCGGTTGTACATTCTTGCTACTGCTATTTGACCATTCCATGGATAGCCCCCACCTGTGTAATTGCCTATTCTAAGGCCATTAGTCCAGTTAGCAGTACCAGTTG